TGACCGGGCAACGTGGCGTCTCCCCTGCCTGCACGGTCTACAACTCCGTTTCGCCGCCTACCAATCCCGGTGTCAACGACCTGTGGGTCCGCACATCGGATCATCGCATGTACCTCTGGGATGGAACGCAATGGGTGCCAATCACGACATAGTTGAGTTCAATAATATTGCTCACGGCCACGAGATAGCAAAAGCAAGCGGTACCTGTTACAACCCGCTATGTGATATAGTCATCTCTAGGGTAGTAAACGGTGAGTTGCTTGGCGGGTGCCTGTACCAGAACTACACTCGCCGCAGTATTGGCATCCATGTTTCCGGGTTTAAGCCAAACTGGATCAGTAGAGACTTGCTGTGGATTTGCTTCCACTACCCGTTTGTTCAATTGGAGTGTGAATACATCTTTGGCCTAGCCCCAGCTTTCAACTTGAAAGCTCTTGAATTTAACCGTAAGATGGGGTTTACCGAAGTGACCCGTATCGAGCATGTCTTCCATGAGGGAGATATGGTCGTGTTTAGGCTGCACCGGGACGACTGCCGCTACTTGATGCCACGAAAGAGGAGTTTACCTAATGGGTAGCAAGTATGAGGCACCGCCTCCCCCCGACTACAGTGGCATCGCGAATGCTTCAGCGGAGAGCGCGCAGCTTTCGTTCCAGCTTGGGCGGGAGCAACTGGCGTGGGCGCGCGAGCAATACTACAAAGATCGTGAGCTTACCGACAGCATCGTATCCAAGGCGAGTGCCGCCATGGACGCGAACGATGCTACGGCTCGTGCGGATCGTCTGCGGTACGAGCAGACCTACCAGCCCCTTGAAGACGACCTTGCCAACGACGCCCGGTCCTACTCCACGGACGAGCGGCGTGACAAGGATATGGGCCGTGCCATGGCTACGGTCGCTACCCAGTTCGACCAGACGCGACAGGCGGCGCTTCAGCAGTTGGAGGGCTTTGGAATTGATCCATCTTCCACCCGGTACGCTGCTCTGGATATTGGAACACGCGCTGCCAAAGCAGCCGCAATGGCCGCTGCCGGAAATCAGGCTGCCGAGCGCGTGGACGCCATGGGGCGCGCCCTACGATCCGAAGCGATCAATGTCGGTCGTGGTTACCCCGGTCAGGTGGCGACGCAGTACGGCACGGCCCTGAACGCCGGCAATCAGGCGGTCAACTCGCAGCTTGCCGCGACGGCATCCGGCGCGAACACCATGGGCACCGCACAGGGTTGGACCGGCGTCGGAAACCAGTCGCTCGGCGTCTGGGGCAACGCGCTTACGTCCGGCTACAACGCGCAGATGGCGCAGTTCAACGCCAACCAGAACGCCTCGTCCGGCTGGGGGTCTGCGCTGGGCCTCATCGGCGGTATCGGCCTCAAGGCGTTCGGGCTGGCGGAAGGCGGCGAGGTGCCGGACGACGCGGCGCTTGGTCAGGACGACACGCGCATGGTCCCCGAGCACGCTTCGCCGTCTCGTGGCAAGGCCATCGATGACGTGCCGGCCCGCCTGACGGTTGGCGAGTTCGTCATCCCCAAGGAAGTCGTGGACTTCAAGGGTCAGGAGTTCTTCCAAAACCTGATTAAGAAGACCCGGCAGGCCATCGATATCGAGAGCGGTGGCGACGGCAAGATACCCAACAAGCCGGCCCGCCCCGCGATCACGTACGCCCCGGCGGAAGAACCGACCTACCAGAGCCGTACCGGCATACCCACGACACCAGTTGCAGGGAGATTTGGGCGATGAGCTTCGGTGCCGAGCTAAAGCAGTTTGTTTCCAGCTTTCAGGCTGGGTACAAGATGACTGATGGGCCGGAGGATCGCGAGTATAAGCGGGCTCGCTCCGAGTACCTGCGCAGTCAGTCGGGGAAGGCTGACCGGGACGCCGACAGCAACTTTGAAGCTGACCGCCGCATCAACGGCGGTGCGGGGCGTACGAACGCTGGCTCCACGTCGGTCGCGCCCCCGGAGGAGGTGAAGAAGATCATCGACGCGAACACGCCGGACTACCTGCGTGAATATGCGTACAAGATGGCCAAGGCCGAGAGCAACTACAACCCCAGCATCGTCAACAACAAGAGCGGCGCTGCCGGTCTGTTCCAGTTCGTCCCCAACACGGCGAAGCAGTATGGCATCGCCGGTAATCGCGCGCTCGATCCTGCCGAGAACACCAAGGCGTTCGTTAAGTTCACGCAGAACAATGAGCGTGAACTGACCAAGCTGCTTGGCCGCAAGCCGACGCTTGGCGAGCTTGCCGTGGCGCACCAGCAGGGCGTCGGCGGTGCATGGGGCTTGTTCACGGGCCGTAGCGGTGTCAAAGGGCAGCAGGCGGGCAATCCAAAGAGCGCTGCGGACATCGCGCGCTACTATGGGTTCGACCTGAAGGGCGATCCTGTCCAGACGACGAGCACGACCGCTGGACCGGCGGCGGTTCCGCAGCAGCCGAAGAAGCCGGAACTGGAAAGCCTGCCCCAGAAGAACATGCCCGAGCCGGACCCCAACAAGCGCACCGCCGCCATCGATGGCGGCTTTGGTGGTTTCGGTGGGTTCGATACGATGCAGTTCGCTGCTGAGGGTGGCCCGATCCAAGACCCGACCGAGGTGAGCGACGAGTTCGCCGCCAAGAACGGCTTGACCGATCAGGGCCGCGCTGAGCTTGTCGGAGCCCGCAAGGCTGCCGTGAGCATGGCCAAGGCCAACAATCGTGAGCCCAACCTTGCATCCAACGTTGGCCCTCAGGGTGCGACCATGGACGATTACCCGCTGGGTAACGCGCTCGACGCCGGCCTGAAGTTCATCCAGAAGGCGTTTGGCATGGGCCAGCGCCCGGCGGTGGCGGGTAGTGACCCGGCCCGGCAGCAGAAGCTCGCCGCATATGCAGGCGGTGCAGGGGCCAGCGACGAGGACACCGACGCTGCCGAGCGTGCCGTGTCTGGCGGTAAAGAGATGCCGCGCAGTCAGGTGGTCGAGAAGACTGTTCAGGAAGTCGGCAAGAAGTACCGCAATGACCCGGAAGCTGCCGGACGTGCGGTGGGCACGCTGTTGCAGACGTACCGCCAGCGGACGATGAAGGCTGGCCAGCAGGCCATGCAGCAGGTTCAGGCCGGCGACATGGTGGGTGCGCTGAACACGCTGAAGACGGCGTACGACAACGTGCCGGACGGCAACTCGGTCGTGTTCGAACCGTCGCCTGACGGGCAGGGCTACATCTACAAGCAGATCGATGGGAAGAACAAGGTGATCGCGCAGGGGCCGGTTACCATGCAGGCGTTGGCCCAGCAGGCGAAGCTCGCGGCTGGCGGGCTAGCGTTCGATAGCATGGTCGTTCGGGCAGCCAAGCCTTCTGCGCCGACGCAGCCGCCACCGGCAAAGGAGGCGATCCCCTCCCAGCCGACCGAGCCGGCAGCGGCACCGCAGGCACCTCAGGCCAGCAGCGAAGCACCCCAGCCGGATACCCAGCAGGTAACTGCCGAGGTTCCGACCGGAACGGCGACGGACGCTGCGCCCGAGGTGCCTGCCGGTCGCACCTATGCCATCGATGACGTGGAGCGCGAGGCCCCCAAGCCGTTCGCGGAGGCGGCTCCGCAGCTTGTCAGCACGGAGGGCATGGACCCGAAGTCGTCCGGCTACAAGAAGATCATGGAGCACAACAAGCAGCTTCAGGCCGACTACAAGGCGCGCAAGGCCGAATGGGACCGCAACGAGAACGCACGGGTGAACCGTCTGTTCGAGATCGAGAAGGCGGCGGCGCTACAGCGCGACAGCGACGCGCGGCGCGAGCGTGGCGCGAAGGATCTGGCTGACCGTCAGGCCCGCAGCCAAGCCGCCCTTGCCGAGCGTCAGAGCAAGAGCGCCGAGCGCACGGCTGCGATCCGTGCCGCCGGGCAGACACGCGCCGAGGAGATCAAGATCGCGGGTGAAGACCGCAAGCTTCAGCAGAAGCGCGCCGAGGAGACGGAGAAGGCGAACCCCATGTGGGAGCGCGACAGGCGTTTGGCGGCTGAAGCCGACCCGCTGGATGCCCGCTCTGCCGTGGCTGGTGGTTCCCCGATCAGCATGCAGGACAGCGCGAACCTGAAGCGTGCTGCCGAGGGGCGGCGCGCGGCCATCAACTACGATGCCCAGCCGCCGGCACAGGCGTACGCCAAGCAGGAGTACGCGCAGCGCTCGACGCCCATCGCCGAGGAGATCACGAGCCTCGACATGGAGGCCAACAAAAATACGCCAAAGTACAAGCCCAACCCGCAGGACATGCGCCGGTACACGGCTCTGGCGGATCGCGTCGCCCAGAAGAACGACACGGACCCCCGGCTCGTCGCCAGCATGATCTACGGCATGATCACCAACAGGTGGACGGACGATGACAAGCCAACGGTCATGCGCGACGGGAGCATCTACTACAAGGGCAGCATGTTGGCGATGCCCCAAGACGTGCTGTACACCATCATCGCCGAGAACGGGCGGCGGGCCATGAACAGCGACAACGCAATGATCAAGCAGCGCGATAAGGACGCAGCGGCGAAACAGAGAAAGCTCGAACGCGAGGCTCGCTTCGCGAAGAAAGACTACGAGAACTCCGACTTGACGCTGGAGGGGGGTTCCGCCGGCACAGACTTGGGGTATGATACCCCTGCACGGACCCCTCGCTTCCAAGCTATCCCGGTCGATCCGAGCCGTCTGAGAAGGTGATCCATGGCTGACGATGACAAGCTGTCCAATGTCGATCTGACTTATGGACGCCCGGCCCCGGAAGACGGGGTGAGTTGGTCCGATTACCTAAAGGGTATGCAGTCCGGTGCCGCTTCACAGATTGTGGGCGGCGTTGCTGCAATTGCGGAGGACGTTGCCGGGGATAGCCGGTTCGGTGCTCTGGCCGGGGACGTGCGTGCCGCGGCCAACCAGTACGCCGCCGACAAGATGAAGGAGACATCGCCCAAGTTCCAGCGCCGGGTGGCAGCAAATTTCTTTTACGGCGACGGGCCGTCCGTATGGGAGGAGGGCATTGTCGGGTCGCTCCTCGCCAAGGCTGCGGTGTCCGCCCCTTCCATCATCGCCACGGCGGTGCCCGGTGGCATGGTCGGGCGTGCGTTCATGTCGGCGCGTGCCGGCCTCGTGGCGGCGCAGGCTGCCGGCGGTGCCCTGACGACGGGCTCTGTCCTCAATGAGATCTACAACGAGTTCGACAAGCTACCTGACGACAAGCTGATGGCCAACAGCCCGGCCTACGCCGGATACCGGAACATGGGCATGTCCGAGCAGGACGCTCGTGCCCGTATCCGCGAGGACGTGGCTGGCGTCGAGCCGTATCTGGTCGGTGCCATCTCGGCGCTCATCCCCGGCGCGGAAGGTGCGCTTGCATCCCGGCTGGGTGGTCACGCCGCCAAGGGCAGCTACCTTGGCACGATTGCCAAGCGCGGCGCTGGCGAGGGTGCACAGGAGTTTGTTGAGGAAAGCACAGGCGAGCTTGCCCAGCAGCGCGCCCTTCAGCCGTTCACGCTGAACGACCTCGACTGGATGAAGGCGCTGGAAGCCGGCGCGCAGGGTGCTGCGGTCGGTGCCCCGCTTGGTGGTGTCACGGGTGCTGTCGAGCGCATCGGTGGCGGCGAGAAGGCTCCGCGCAAGCCCGGTCAGGCTACCCAGCAGGTAACGCTCCCCGAGCCCGATACGTCGCTAGATACGGGCGCGGTCGATCCGGCTCAGCAGGTAGCGCTCAACGATAAGCTGTCGCAGGGCGCGCCCGCCGCCGCTGCTGCTGCTGCACCTGCTCCTGCCGGTTCTCCTGCACAGGCAGCCGGTGTGGCTCAGCCCCCGCCCGCAAGTCCGGTCGATCCCAACGCGGTATCGACGCGCCGGCAGGCTACCCCGGAGCAGATTGAGCGCGCCAAGCCTAAGGCGGCGTCAAAGCAGGGCGCTGCCCCTGCCGTTACCCAGCAGGTAACCGAGACGCCCGAGCAGGAAGCCGCGCGCCTCGTGACCGAACTATCGCCCGGCGTTGACCCGGCTGCCGCTACGGCGCTGGAAGCCAAAGCCGCGCCAACCCCTGCGCCGCCGGAACAAGAGGCCGCGCAGTTGGTAAAGGATCTGACGCAGCCCGCACCTGCCGCCCCTGCGGCGAGCGAGCCGGCTGCTGCCAATCCGGTGCCTGCTGCGCCGCTCGTCTCCTCGGTGCAGGAAGGCCCGGTAGCAACGGGTTCGCCCGTTGCCTCTCCTGAGGTGCGGACCCCGCCTCAGGAGCAGGTTCCCACCGTTGTCGAACCGCCGTCTGCCAAGAGCCCGTACGACCGGGCTATTGCCCTGATCGAGAGCGGTACCCCGCTCACGTCGGTGAACTCTGTGCAGCTTAAGGTCGGCACCGGCTACAACACAGCCGTGAAGCTGTATGCCCGCCTGAAGAAGGAAGGCAGGATCTCACAGGCTGTACCCAAGCCCCAGAAGGCCGTTTCCCGGCCCGTAGAGGCACCGCCAGCGGCTACGGAGGGGGTGGCCGCTACCCCTGTAGCGGCGACGGAAAGCGCCCGTCCTGAGGCTTCCGTGGCTGAAGCCCCCGCCCCTGTTACCCAGCAGGTAACTGAGGCTCCGAAGGCGGCTGAACTGAAGCGTCAGGTGAAGGAGAAGGTTGAAGCGTCTCCTGTCCGTAAGGTCGAGGTATCCGAGGAGGAGAAGGCTCGGCTCGTGGCGGCATCGGAGGCCAAGGTGCCGACCCGCCGCATACTTGCGCCGGGTACCCCTGAGGCTCGTGCCAAGGCCGAGGCTGCACAGGCCGAAATGGCTGCGGTGCAGGCGCGCGTCAACGATGAACTGAAGGCTGCGAAAAAGAAGGAAGCGGCTGGCGACGCTCCGACCGGGAGCAAGGACACCAAGCGCAACGCCAAGACGGAAGCCGACGCGACTGCTGCGAACAACATCATCCAGCAGGGTACGCCGTCCCAGATTACGACCGTGACCACGCCCGCCCACAAGCAGGCCGTGGCTGCACGCCTTGCCGCCATCGTGGAGGAGGCTGAGCGTCAGGACATCCAGATCCGCAAGATTAACCGGGATAGCGTCCCGGCTCCGCTCGTGTATCTGGCTGACGCCCGCATGATGGCCAACAAGATCACCAACGGGAAGGCGACCTACGAGGAGATCAACCAGTTCCTTCGCGACGAGGCGGATGTCCGTGCCGGTGGCGGCGACATGATGCGCCAGCGGCGCAAGGAAGTGAACGCCGCGCTGAACAAGCGCGCCGTGGTAGACGAGAGCAAGGTCGAGAGCAGCGGTCGCATCGAGGAGGCGAAGGAAGTCAAGCCCGACGCCGACGAGGTGAGGGAGGATGATCGCGGCGGTGGCGGCAGCGCCCTTGTCGATACCAGCACCGAGACGGACGCCGACGAGAACACGAACGCCGACGATGCTTATGACGAGGACGGCAACTATGCCGGCCAGATCCGCGAACGCCCTCAGGTCAAGGTCGCGGAAGATGCCGTTCGTGGTTACTCCGGGGTGAAGGAGGGCACGGTTAAGACGGAGAAGGTCGTCGGTGGCCGGCGCAAGCTGGGCATCACGGTCACGGCTCCCAAGGGTGCGGCTCTGCTGAACAAGGTCAAGCAGATGTCTACCCAGCAGGTAACTGCCGAGGAGACCGCACCCATCACGCGCCGCGTATGGGAGACGACCGACGTTACCACGGCGCGCAATCCCGAGATCGCGCAGTTCGTTAAGGAGAAGAACGAACTCAAGACGTGGCTCAACAACCTGTCCGACGCCGACTACGCCATGCTGATGAAGCATCTCGGCACGGGCACCATGTGGAACCCGCAGTACGCGCCCGTCGATACGATGGAGCCGGCGCGTGTCCTTGCCGAGTTCAAGCGTGCCGTCGCCATGGGCGACAAATACACGTTCGACGGCATGGCCCATGACCCGAAGCAGGCCAAGCCGCTTGCCGGGCCGCGCATGAACCGCGAGACAGGGCTGGATGACAACGCGGAGGACTGGTACACCGACACGGCATCGCTGTTGGGCTTTGTAAAAGAGCGGTTCGCCAAGCACAACACGCAGGTCGAAACCACGATCCACAACATGATCAGCAAGCGCGTCACCGATCTTGTCGGAGACGTGGAAACCGTCGTCGTCAACAAGTCCCGCATGAAGGAGATTGCGTCCGACGCTGGGCTCGACGTGGACAAGGGCATACCCACTGGCCTGTACTTCCAGAGAGATGACAAGATCGTCATCCTGCAAGACGCGCTTGCCGATCCGGGTTCGCAGTTCGTCATGCTGCACGAGGCCATCCACGCGGCAACGTCGCATGTCATCGACAGCGATGAGAACCTGCGATCCGAGATCCGGTCACTCATGGAGTTCGTCAAGCAGCACACGAACCGGGATCACTACGGCCTTACAGACGAGCACGAGTTCATCGCGGAAGCCATGTCCGCGCCGGACTTCCAGTTGACGCTTCACTCGATCCGGCTGACACCCGAGATGTCGGCCAGCTTTGGCCTTGGCGGTGCCATCCGCACGGCTTGGGATTGGTTCGTCATGTCGGTGCGCCGCGCTCTTGGGCTACCCAAGGGCGTGCACTCGGCGTTCGACGCCGCCATGCAGATCTCCGACCGCATCCTCAGGCATGCAGAGGGGACGAACCGGCTGGCGGCTGACCCTGCCGACACGATGGATATCAAGGCGCTGCCGTCCTACATCGGCGACAAGATGCGTCAAGCTACCCAATGGGTAAACAACACCCCGGTGACCGAGGACGAACTAATCTCGGACGCCGGGCCGCGCCTCATGGCAGTGCGCACCTTCGACAACATCTCCCGTGCGGCGGACCAGTACTTCGGTGGGGCCGACAACAACCCGGTGCGCAAGGCACAGGAGACGGTCGAGAAGATGCGCGTCCATGGTCAGGACGTGTTCGAGAAGGCAGCGCCCCTGATCGAGGCGCTGTACACGCTTGAGAAGAAGTACAACGGGGCGAAATGGGATGCGTTCGCGGAACTGTCTCACGACGCCACGATGCTCAACGTACACCCCGACAAGCCGCTGGACGATCCGGCCAACGCGCACCTGAGCAAGCGCAAGGATGCACAGGCCATCGCCGAGTGGAAGAACCTGAACGCCCGCTGGAACGCCCTGCCGGACGAACTGAAGGCAGCGTGGAGCAAGACCACGGCCTACTACCGGGACATGCAGAACGCGATGGCGTTCAGCATTCTGAAGAACCGCGTCCTCAAGACGCTGGCCGGCGACATGTCGGAGGGCGAGCTTGACGCGCTGGCACGTCGCTACTTCAACAACCAGAGTACGGAGGCGGACGCCGCGAAGCTCGGCAAGGATCTGGACAACGCGCTGAAGTCGATTGACGAACTGAAGTCGATCAAGGGTCCGTACTTCCCCCAGATGCGCCGGGGCGACTGGGCGGTCATCGGACGAGTGCAGTTCGACAACAAGCCGGCCAACGGCACGAAGGTCGATGACACGACGTTCACCTTCAAGGATGAGAAGTCCGCGCTGGACTACGCCAACAAGCTGTGGCGCGAGAACGGCATCAAGGCGACGGTGAAGGGCCAGTACGTCGATCCCAAGACCGGGCTCACGTACTTCACGGACACGGACGGCACGAAGGTCAAGGCGACGAGCGAGGAGCCCGCCGCCGAACGCCGCTTCCTCGTCAGCGTGCAGGACGAGTTCTTGGAGTACCACGCTACCATGGCCGAGGCCGAGGAGCGCGCCAAGGAGATCGGCAAGACCATGAAGAAGGTTGCTGTCGAGGAGCGTCGTGTCCAGCCGCAGGCCCGTGGCGAACTGTACTCCGAGCAGCTTCGTTCGGTCATGAAGCGCATCGAGCAGCAGGACGCCTACAAGAACCTGAGCAAGGAGGCTCGCGCCGAGACGGTGCGGGCACTCAACGAACTGTCGTACCAGCTATTCGGTGCCACCCGCATTCAGTCCCGCCGGTTACCCAGAAGGTATGTGGCCGGCGCGTCTCGCGACGTGACCCGCAACGCGATGGAGTACGCACAGTCGGTCGCCGGTTACATCGGCAAGCTCCGGTACCAGCCGGAACTCGATGCTGCCGTGAAGCAGATGCACGACTACAACGAGGCGAACCGCTACACCGACCGGCAGAAGTCGGTCGCTCGGTCCCGCATCGCCAACGAGGTTGACCGTCGCCTGTCGGCCCCGCCGCAGGCGTTCATCAGCAAGCTCGACCAGAACGTGCAGCGGCTCCTCACGGCGTCGTTCCTCGACAAGCTGGCATCGCTGTCCTACTCCGTCATCAACTCGACGCAGACGGTGACGAACACGATGCCCATGCTGGCGGCGCGCCACGGTTGGGCCAAGTCCACGAAGGCGATGACACAGGCGTACTCCATGATCGGCGGCGCTCGCAATCTCGGCGTTGGCGTGGCCAACACCGGGCGGGCGCTGCGCGGTACCCAGCAGGTAAACGTGCTGAGCCCGGTACGCGAACGGCTCGCCAAGCATGGACCGGAGTACGTGGCCCTGTTCGACTACCTGCGCGAGCGGGGCGTCGTGTCGTCGGATGCCGGCATGGAGGTTGTGAAGGCCGCGCGCATGGGCAAGGGCGTCGGCGGTGCCATCGACAAGGGGCTGAGCTACGGTGACAGCATCGCGCGTGCCCTGCCCGAGGCGGTCGAGGTGAACAACCGTGTGGCCTCTGCCGTGGCTAGCTACATGCTCTCTCGTGCCAAGGGCCTGTCGGCTGAGCAGGCACGGCGGTACGCCTACGACACGGTGAACGGCACCCAGTTCAACTACAGCCAGACCAACGCCCCGGCGTTCATGAACAACCCGATGGCCCGCATCGTGTTCCAGTTCAAGAAGTACGCGCAGGGGCAGTACCAGCTACTCGGCGAGCAGGTTGGCAAGGTGCTGCACGGCGCTTCCCGCGAGGAGCGCATGGAGGGCATCAAGGCGCTCGTGAACTTCACGGCGACGACGATGGTCTTCGCGGGCGCTCTGGGACTGCCCACGGAACCGATCAAGTACGCCTTGATGGCAGCCAGCGTGTTCGGGCTGGGGTACAGCTACGACGATCTGGAACGCGACGTGCGGGCGGCGGCAGCGGGTGCCTTCGGTACGACCGGGGGTGCCATGCTTACCCGAGGGGTAACCCGTGGGCTGCCGTTCGGCTTTGCCTTCGACCTGTCGTCGCGCATGGGGCTGAGCGATCTGACTTCGTTCGGTCAGCCCCGCGAGAACACGCTTGATGCGTGGAATTCTTGGCTGTGGCGTACGGTATCCGGCGCTCCTGCCGGACTGGTGTCAGACCTTGTGCGCGGTGCCAATAAAATCGCCACGGGGGACATTGACGAAGGTGTCGAGTTGATGATCCCCTTCAAGACGGTGGCCGATGGCATCACGACCTACAGGCTGGCCACGGAGGGTAAGCGTTCGGGCGTGACGGGGCGGCAGACGCTCGATCCTCTGACCGGACCCGAGGCGTTCATCAGGTCGCTGGGCTTCAAGCCGGCGCGCGAGGCTGACACGCTTGAGCGCGACAACGCCTACTACACCGTGAAGAAAGAGAGGATGGGACAACGCCAGCAGCTTGTTTCCAAGTGGCTGAATGCGAAGGACGGCGACGAGCGGAGTGGCGTATGGAAGCAGATCGTCAAGTACAATGCCGGCGTCGATGAAGTGGCCCGCATCTCCATGGGGCAGTTGACTACGGCACAGAAGCGGCGCAACTCTGAGGAGCGGCGTGGAACCATTGTGGATGGTAAGCGGGTCACCAAGGATGACCGTGGCATCTACGATACCGGCAACATCTATGACGTGAGGGTACGTTAATGGCAGACAACAATCTTCGTCCCTACCTCCCCACCGGAGGCGCGACGGTCACCCCGGCGAACACCAACCTCGCCAAGCCGTTCATGAAGCTCTGGGTGGCGGTGACGGGTAACATCGAGATCAAGACAATCAATGGGACCAACCTGACCTTCAACAACGTCCCGGTCGGCTGGTGGGACATGCCCTGCATTCAGGTGCGCACCGGGACTACGGCGACTGTCGTTGGTGTGTACTGAGTTACCCAGAGGGTAAAATGGCAAAGGCACGTAACTATCGAAAAGAGTACCGTGACTGGCATGGTAAACCTGAACACATCAAGGAACGCGCCGAGCGTGTCATGGCTCGGCGCAAGATGATCAAGGAAGGCAAGGCCCACAAGGGCGATGGGCTTGACGTGGATCACATCAAGCCCATCCGCGATGGTGGCACCAATGCCCCGAGCAACCTGCGGATGCTGTCCGTGAAGCGCAACCGGGGCTGGCGCGACGGACGCTGACGTGAACCCAGCCGGCTCATCCCGGCTGGGTCAATCGTCATGTAGCAGCTTCACCGTCAGTTCGTACCCAAGCACACGAAATCCTGCATCGAGGTCATAGACGCGAGGTCCGTGACGTCCTGCGCGCCACTCCTGCATCGACCGCGTGGACATGCCAAGTCGCTCGGCCATCATGGCGTCCGTGCACTGCTGCTTCTTCATCTCTGCGAAGAACGCCTTTACGATGGGCGTCACGGCGTGGTGGATCTTGTGCCGTGGTACGGGAGGGCGGGAGTTGACGACCTTGGCCAGATGAAGGCCCTTCTGCCGGTAGAACTCCTTCAACTCCTCCTCGGTCTTGAACTTGCGCTCACGGGTGTAGGGCTTAGGCCCACGCTTCTGTTCCATGGTTACCCCCTAGGTAACGGCGCGGAGCGTACCCCGCGCCGCCGTGATCACTTCTTGTTGGCGTCGTCGGCGTACTGCGCCCACTCGATGAGCGACTTGGCGAGCAGCCGAGCTTCGGTGATGCCGAGCATCATGAAGTTCGGCCCGGCATGGGATGCGGTGACCGCCAGAGTTACCTTGTGGGTACCGGCGACCACGACGTGACCAGCCATGAGCACGTTGGGCGGTGCTGCTGCCGATGGCACTTCAACACCGCCGGGCTCCGGTGCTGGCTGGTTGTAGCTATCGCCGGGGTCTTCAGCCTCGGCCACTCGCTCCAGAGTAACCTTCTTGTCTTTCGCTTTCACGGGTCTCCACCTTCTTGTGTGTGCCATGTTCGCTCCTACTTCTTGGCTGCGCCTGCGACCGATGTGCGCGCGTCCTTCGTGGCCTCGCCGCCGCAGGCAGCATACCCGGCGAGATCCACCCAGCTATCGAGATGGCTGGGCATGTTCTGAAGGCGCGCGATCTTCATGAGGGCCATCATCATTGCCACGTCAGCGGCGTTGATCAGTGCTTCCTTCGGGTCTTTGACGATGCCCGCGTTGATCAGGTGGACGTTCCAGAGCCGGGCGATGCGGTCGAAGTTGTCTTCGACCTTGCCATAGTTCAAGCCCCGGTCAGCAACCGCAAGGATCGCAGCGTCCAGTACTTCCTTCTTCGTCGTCATGGTTACCTCCTAGGTAATCAGGCCAGCTTGATCTCTCTGCCGAAGTGCTTGGACAATTGCTCCTCCACGCGCTTCTGCTCATCCTCGGCGGCTTTCGCCATCGCTTCGTGGTACTCGGCGGCGGTGAATACGCCCTTCTCCATGAGCAGCGTGGCGAGCCCGGCTTGATCCGCCGCCCGAAGGTCGATGCTGACACGCATGTGCTTTGGTGACACAATGGCCAGATCGATCTCCATCCTCGAAGCGATGCCAGACTGCACGGCGTGCGCCGCTGCCCGGTACCGCTTCGTAGCTTCTTCAATTCGTCGCTTGTCGTTCATGCTATCCCCTGTAGCTTTGCATGGTTGAAGTCGATCTCGATCACGAGTTCCTGAAGGACGCCCTGCGCCACTTCGGTACCCGCCCCCAACTTGGCGCGCATCTTGATCGCACCGAGTTCGTCGGAGAGTGTCTTGAGGTACGCCGTGGGCGGGTACCCACGCTCCTCAAGGTATTCGATCAATGCCGCCTGCGAGATGCGGATCGTGTTCAGGTCGTTGGCCCGGTGCACCGTGATCTTGTCCAGCTTGGTCACGTCGCTCATGACCTTGACCGGGGCGGGGCGACCACGCCCTGACGGGAACACGTCGGTCACGATGGTGTTGCGGGAACGGTGCTTGCCAAGGAAGCCCTGTAGCACCCCGGCGATGGCGTCCTTGCCGTTGCCGGTGTCGGGCGTCTCCTTCACCGTCTTGCGCATGTCGTCCAGCGCCGCGTAGAGGTACGCCTTCAGTGCCGGGATGTCGATGTCCGTCATCCGTAGCTCGTTGGCGTACCCAGCCCCGGCGAGGATGATCGTGATGGGAGCCACCCAGTACCGCTCCTGCTGCAAGGCGTTTACCTCGCGGGTAATCTTGTCGTGGAGCGTGGCCACCTCCACTTCGATCCTCTTGGCGTTCGCCCCGAGGAACTGTGCGTAGGCAAGACCGACGTACCCGTGGTTGTCGTTTAGGGTGCTAACCATGCGGGACGCTTCGCTCGCCAGCATGCCGCTCTGCTGCGGGGGGATGCGGACTTCGAACAAGCGGTACAGGCCGGCGCTCGTGCCCTTGGCGGCTCGTGAGATGGCGTCCACGAGCGTGTCGTTGGACGTGCTCACCAGAAGCGTCTGCCAGTCGCCGCGCTCGCGCTGGGTGATGTCGGCGTTCAGGCGGGCCTTGCCGGTGCCCTGTGTCAACTGGAACGCCATGAGGGCGAACTTGTTGATGTCGTCGCCGCGAAGCTCGTCCCACAGCACGGGCAGGTTCTTCAGGACGTTCATGCGGGCAGTGGCAGAGTTGGTCGTGTCGTTCAGCGCTTGCAGCGTGGACTTCGGGTTGCCCCAGATCGCAGCCGCGATGCGCATGGTGGTCGTCTTGCCGATGCCGCTCTCCGGGGAGTAGGCGGCGAACAGCGCTCCGTACTCGCCCGTGAAGCGCATGAGGGGTGCACCGAAGGACGCGGCGATCAGGCTGTCGAGGCCGGGCCGCTTCTGGTCGGTAATCATGCGGGCTGCCGTTACCCAGTGGGTAGCGTCGCCACGGGGCTCGTACTGCTTCATCGTCGTGGCGTCGGGCTGGGCAGCGGGCCGGTCATAGCCGTCAGCCCACACGCGCCCGGCGAAAGTGAACCCCTCGATCTTGCCATTGGCGACGGTCCACCCGAACGGTGACGACGACACGACGGCCTCTTTGACTTGCTGAAGTCGCTGTGTCCATGCCATGAAGAAACTCCTCGTTGCCGGTACGAAGTCGGGCGACACGATGATGCCCTGTTCCAACAGCTTCGACGGAAGCTTGTCCTTGCTGTGCAGGATGCTCAGCGGGATCTCGATAGGGCGGACACGTGTCGGCGCGACCTGTGCAGTGAAGTGCAGGGACCACGGGTTGTCCAGAAGAAACGCATCGGACACTGGATAGCGGATCACCGCAGCCGTGAACTGGGTACCGTCGTCCTTGGTCTGCGTGTACATGATCGAACCATCCTGCCCCTGAAAGTAGGGCTCTGGGATGTGCATCTTGGACACGGTGGTCGTATGCGGCGTGAGAGGCGGCGCAGCGGCCAGCCGGGGCGGGGCTGCGAAGTTCAGCGGCGACTTGTTCTGGGAGCGCAGCGGGCACGACGCGCAGTGCTTGGACCCGTTCGTCTCGATGGTCGCGCACTTGGGCCAGCCCATGTTGCGCTTGATCTTCGACGCCGTGAGCCGGTTGAACATTTCCTCCGTTGAGGCGGGCGTGTAGTCGGGGTGGCCCTTCGACACGGTATGCGCCATCGCCAGAGAGTTCTCGGCGAACAGCGTGAGCATGATGCTCATCATCCACAGCGGCTGCCGGAAATCCTTGCCGTTGGTGTAGATCGCCTCGTGAACGAACCCGCACTGTTGTGCGACGGACGTGAGATCGATCGATGTGATGACGGCATCGACGCCGGCAGCGAGGTTGGTGTCCCCGGCCATGCGCAGCTTCGCCGGGATATCGGCGGTGCGCAGGTTGCCTAGGGCGTTTACCTGCTGGGTAACTGACGTAGTGTGCGACGGGGCGGTACGGTAGTGGGCCAGTGCCTCAACCATGTCGGCGAGCGGAACGTCCTGCTCGGCCATGGCGATCAGTTGGACGGGGTTGTTCTGGTCGCCCTTGCGGTTCCAAGTGCCGGGGACGCGCAGCACGCGCGCGGCGTCGATGGTGACGCCAAAGTCGGCCATAAGCCCGTGCGTCTTGCCGGCGTTGGCCAGCGCGTCGGCCAGCGGTTGCCAGTTGTCAAGGTCGAGCGCCGTGTCCAGTATCCAGTAGACATGGAGCCCGCCGCTGCCCGACAGCACCGCTGCCGTAGGCATGGGTAGCTTGGCTTCCACGATCAGCTTGTAGAGGCCAGCCTTGGCGTCCTCCGTCGTGGCGTAGGCGTTGGGCTTCACGTCGATGTCGAACCACAGCGCCTTAAGCTGGGACACGTTCTCGCGGCGACGGACGGCCTTGATGTAGTCCCGGCCCTGCTTGGTCTGGGCCGGCTCTCCGGTGACTTGGGACGACAGGCAGAAGTAGACGCCAGAGGTGTCAGCAAGCTCTCCGACAAACCCTGCGTACCCCAGTGCGTGATCGATGTTCTTGAAGCCTCTGCCGGGAAGGCCATTGAACTTCTTGCTCTGCACGTGGATGTTGACGTAGCTCGTGTCGCTCCACGGCACAACTCTTGACAGAAACGTCTTGCCTTCCGCAGTCATGCCCCGCTTCCTCGCCGTAAAGTGGCCCGGCGGGTGTGGTTACCCGCCGGGTAATTCGCGATACGGCTTAGTCCTTGACGAGCCCGTCGAGCATGCTCTCGAAATCCTCGTCCTCATCCTCGTCGTCCGCAGGCGGCGGGGGAGGTGCGGCCTTCGCCGGCTTGGGAGCCGCCGGGGCGGGAGTGGGCGCAGCAGCCGTAGCCGCCTGTGCAGCAGCCGCCGCAGCAGCCGCAGCCTTACGGGCCTTGGCCTCTGCCAGCTTGGCCATCAGTTCAGCCTCCTCGTCCACTTCCCCCGTCACGGGGTCATGGATGGGGAGCGGCTGCTGGACAGGCGTTTGCTGGGGCTCAGAGGGGGTCTGGGCGGCTTTCTTGCGCCGGGCCGGTGCAGGGGTAGCGGGGGCCTCGACAGGGGCCTGTACGGGGCTCGGAGCCTGAGGAGTTACCTGCTGGGTAGCAGGGGCCACCCCCGGCTGCTGCTCAAAGATGCTCTTGGCGACCGGCGGTGCCTGAGGTGCCGGCGCCTCCCCTGCGTTGTCAAGGAACTCCACGGCCTCCTCGGTGATCCGCTTGGTGCGCGGATCTTCCCGCATGGCCAGCACGTCGTCGGCCTCCTCGTCCGACAGCGCACGGATCGCGCTGAAGATGAAGCGCGGGAACGCCTTCTCCATGTCGAACAGGATGCGCGTGGCGACGGCGAAGTACGGGAACCCGTGACCCTGAAGCTGGTCGGCATAGGTCTTCAGTTCCTTGAGCGACGCCGGGGGCACGCGCAGGAGCAGGGGACCGCCAAGGGCTTCGTTGCGGATGTTGTTCTGCGGCACGACCGCCAACCGCTTCACGTCCTGACACGCCTTGCCCGGCTTGCCGTCGTCCGAAACACGGCTGCCCCACTGGTTCATCGGGCAGTCGGCGCACTGCGGATGCACCGGGTTGGGGATCGTCTTGTCGGGCTTGATGCCGTTGACCGACTGGCAGTCGGGCTTGGCGTTGGAGCCGTCCACGAACGACGACGAATAGTAGACCTTCGACACGTGCTCGCCAGCGCGAAGGATCACGAGTTCGATGCTGGCGGCGGGCGTGCCGTCGTCAGGGCGAAGCAGCTTGTGCTCGTTGCCGCCGGCCTTGATGCTCCAGATCTTGCCCTTGTACCCGATGACGCCAAAGCCAGACGAAATGCCCGCACCAAGATCATCCGCGCGAACGGCGGCGAACTTGCTGGACACCGCGCCGAGTGCGCGGGACATGGGATTGGCTGCGACTGCGTTAGACATGTTGTCTCCTTAGGAACGGCGAACGTTGACGGTGACGACGGTGGCGAAGTTCACGCCCGGCGGCGGAACATGGTTCTCCTCGATGTGCTGCGCGACAGCCGTAGCATTCGCGCGCCAATCGACAAGATCCCACAGTTCATTGTTGATGACGTACTCACGGAATACGCTGCCGTCCGCAATGGTTGCCGAGCTACGGGACGACTTGAACACAGTACCATGCGCACCGCCGAACTTTTGTACATTGAGTTTGTTCAATTCGGCAAGTAGTTTGTTCTCGTACTCCTCCAGTTTTTCACGGAAGGGTGCCATCTTTTCCTTGTGCTTCCGGTCAGCCTCCTTGATGGCATCGCGCAGACGGACAACGCGATCCGTCATGGCGTCGAGGTTGACCGGCTTAGCGGTGTCGGCGGACATGGTTACCTCCTAGGTAAGATCAGCGGTTGTGCTTGAGCGCCAGTTCAAGGCGCTGGATCTGCACCTGCATGTCGCGCATGGATGCTTCCAGCGCGTTGATGCGGGCGATGGCGGCGTCAAGCTCCGGTTTCAGTTCCGACTTGGCGGGTGCCGCTTCCGGCATGATGACGCCGAACATCTGGGTGCGGACGCCGGCCACGTTGGACCTTGTGACCAGCGTGTTCTTGCTGTTCACGAAGTGATAAGCCACGTTCTGATCGGTCCACCCGTTAACGTACCGGCACCACCCCGGCTCCGGGGATATCAGCACATCGGGCTGCTTGAGAAAGTCTATGATCTGCACCTTGACTGCCAAGGTGATTGCGTTCTTCGACATGATGCCCATTTACCTCCTAGGTAAGTTCGTCTTCTGTGCTATCTGCAAACATCTGCAACAGCTTCGTTTGCAGGTTCTCCTTCTTTCGCAGCATCCGGTATGCCTTCAACTCGACCGGGGTGCTGGCGAAGTACAACAGTAGTTGCTTGTTCTTCTGACCCACACGTCTGATGCGTGCGTTGGCTTGGCTGAAGATCTCAAGGTCCATCGTGGGGGCGAACCACACTACGGTATCCGCAGCCGTAAGGGTGATGCCATGTGCTAGGCACTGGGGGTGCGCGACGATGACCTTGTACCTGTTCGTGTTCTGGAACAGGTGGAAGATCTCGCCTCGCTGGCGGGCTGGCGTGTCGCCCGATACGGTCGCCACGTCAAAGCCTTCCTTGGTCAGCGCCTCGGCAACGCCATGCATGGCGTGCTTGTAGGGCACGAACACGAGGATCTTGTTCGCCGCCGACGTAACCACGTCAACCAGCGCCTCGATACGCTTCTCGTTCTCAAGCGGGATCACGTCGCCCTTGGACGTGTAGACCCAGCCCGTCGAGACTTGCAGCATCTTGTTCAGCACCGCGCCAGCGTTCACGGCGGTGATGGTGTGGTTGTCGATCTGGGCGAGCGCGTGGTCACGCAGGCGGGTGTACGCTCCATCCTGCTTCTTGCTCAACTCGATGCGCACGGTGCGCTCGACAAGTTCGGGTAGTTCCACCACGTCGTCCAACGTGAACCGCACCGCAGGCTGCATGATCCGGTGCACGTAGTCCAGCGCGTCCGGCTTGGCTTCCCACTTGAAGTTCGTAACCTTGTACATGGTCGCGTCGCGGAAGCGCTTGAAGAACGCCGGCACGTTGACGTGCGGGTTGACGATGCGGCACTGGGACCATGCGTCGGTCGGCTCCCGTGGCGTCGGGCTACCCGTCATGCCCCACACCCACTTCATCCGCTTGGCGTACTTCATCATGTCCTTCGAACGGCTGTTTCCGCCGTTGCGGTAGACGGCAAGCTCATCGATGCACAGCGTGTCGATGTCGGGCCGAGCCCTGAGTTCGTCGCCTAGGATCTTCATGCCATCGTGGTTGATGACGTAGATGTCGTAGGACATGTCGGCCAGCGTAGCCACCCGGCGCTCGCGGGTGCCGTGCAGGATGCCCACCTTCAGATGCGGCAGCGTCCGCAGCACCTCGGCAGCCCACGTGAACTTGAGTGTTGATAGTGGAGCGACGACCAGCATGCGGGTCGCCAGCCCGTTACCCTTTAGGTAATCGAACGCCCACAGCGCGCACCGTGTCTTACCCGTGTTACCGGATGCAAACACGCAGCCGTTCCGCCTGAACAGCAAAAACGTAGACGGGACCATGAAACAATACTTAAACCCATCTGGCGACGGCTCTCGCCAAACGTTCTGGCGTAATACACCGGCATTGTGTCCATATAGACCAGCGGTGTTCTTTCTATGCTTGGCATGTACTGTGTAGTCGAACGATTGCAGGCGGGATTGTGAAAACAAAGTAGCTCGACGGCCAGAAGCCGAATACGCATACTGAATGAAATCAGCAGAAGCTTTGTCTCGCGTACAAAACGCAAGCCCTTCAGCTTTGCGGAAAGTGCCGTCCCAATGCGTTGCCTCGCTTGAAATGACTTCGAGTTGCTTTTGGCTGGCCTTCCACCACTCAACGCCGAAACCTTTTTTGAAAGGTGCGTTGAAGGTGAATTTAACAAACCCGGCCGGAACTGTAGGTGCCTCATTGAAAGGCACGCCGGCTGCGACCAAAAGTTGCCTCAACCTTGCGATCTTACGCGGTTTTTTTAGGCGCACATAAGTACGCAGTGCGCGCGGCTGATGACCATCAGCGGAAACAGCTACATGAAGGCGCAGCATATCGTCCGACGCGTTTACTCCGGGCGTTCCTGTAACAGTGAACGTGCATGGAAAGTCATATTTTTTGCTAGCATTGCTTCCGTATGTGCGCTCGATATCTACCGCGTGCATAACGCGGCCATCTGCAAGTAGAACCCGGTGCTCGGGGGATAGCAGTTGGTCTACTCCACGCGTTGTTTTAAACCTAATCATCTCCGCACACGGCAGCTTTACATACTGCGTAGGCTCTACAAATTCGATAGCTCCCGTTTGTGGGTCGTATTGCGCGACCTTACCCCCTTGGTAATCTGCGATAGGAACCCACCCCTCTGGGGAAAGGTACTCCGTCGTCGCGTCCACGCAACCCATGCCGTTCAGGACGTAGGACCGCGCCGTGGTCGTCATCATGGCGACCGTGTGGCGCTGCACGTCGAACACAGGCTTGCCGTCAGCCGACTTGAACGGGTACTGGGTCAGCACCGGAGCCGGCACGTCGAGGCCATGCTGGCGCAGGGTGAACGTGTGCAGCGGATCGTGTGGAAGCAGCAAGGTAGGCACGCCGTTGAACGTGACAACGCGCCCCTTGGGGAACAGGTTGACGAGCCCCGGCGCAGCGGGGACGCCAATGGTCTTGTGCTTGGGGCTCACCAACATCAGTCAGCATCCTCGGTAGGCGTAGCGCTCCACTCGTCCAACCAGTCCTTGAACTTGGCCAGCGTCTCGTCGTCGTTGATCAGGAACGCGGCCCCGCCTGCGTCGCGCACGGCCTGAAGCGTGAGCTTCTGCAAGTCGGTGGCGTCCTTGCCGGGGCGCTTCGCCTCGATGACAAAGAACACGCCACGGTAGCAACCGATGTAGTCCACGGTTCGGACACCGAACCCGCCCGGCACAGGCATGAAGTACCAGAGCCGGTCGTACTTCTTCAGCAGCGCCTTGATCTTGGCCTTGACACGTCCCTCAGGCGTCATTGTCCTGCTCCATCAGCGAGAGGGCTGCGATGACCTTGTTGGCCACGGCCTCGGGGTCTTTTGGGTTCTCGTAGGTTACCTTGTAGGTAATCGGTGGTCTGGTCTTCTGACCGCGCACGAGCTTGCGGATCAGCGAGATATTGATGACCGTGGCGCGGTTCCACTTCTCGTCCGTCTGGGTGTACACGTCGGCGTGCACGATGTAGTTCTCGGAGAACCGCTGCATGACGAGGGCATGGACCCAGCGGCGCACACTGTGATCGGGTGTCAGGTCTGCATAGGCCATCATTCCAACCCCAATAGCATAAGGCGTGACACGATCTTGGTAAGGATCTCACCGGGTGTTGCGGTGTCATCGAACGTAAACACCTCGACCGTAGCGTCAGTGCTCATGCGGTTGAACATCTGTGCCTTGGTGTACTGAATGAGGAAGATATATTGCGGCTTGGCGGCGTGCAGCGAGACGCCAATCCTGAAGTTGTAGCTGGGGAAGCGCTTGTTAAGCTCCCCGTGCAGCCACTCGTTGTAGGCTTCACTATACGCCATGGTGCGGGCACTTTGTTACAGGGCAATAGCGCCGGCACAGGTGGCTCGGCTTGGGCGGGTAGATCGTCTGCTCCTGCGCCGCCTGAAGCTCGGCGATCCGGGGCATGATGTTGGCCCACATCATGGGCATCTGCGACCGGCTGATGTCCTCCCGCGTGACGGCATCGTACTTCAGCCACACGAACTCGGCGCGGATCTTCTGCACCTCCGGGTGATGGGCGAACACGCAGGCAGCGGCGAGCACCAACTGCTGGCTCTCCTCGGTCACCTTCCCCGTCTTCCAGTCCACCAGCAGGGCGACCGGACCAACGACCTTGAGCACGTCGGCGATGCCCCTGTACCACGCCTCGTTGGACTTCCAGTCACACGGGGCGTAATCCTTGGTGATCGCCAACTTCTGCTCGACCAGCAGCTTGGCGTTACCCACTGGGTATCCCGGCGGGAAGTCCACCTTCGCGGCGTTCACCTCGTACTTGGCGAACCCCACAGGCAGCGGGATCTTGTTGGGACCAAGGCGCTTGGCTAGCGCGTCGTGAAGCTCGTTGCCGAACTTCAGTTCCTCACTCTCGGGCTCGCGCACGTCGCGCACCACGTCCACGTGGTAGTGCCGCTTCGGGCACGTCTCATAATTTTTCAGCTTGCTGAAAGACCATGAGAACGGGCGTGGGCGGTTGTAGGTTGTGACGGCCATGGCTCTCTCTAGCGCTTTCGTTCGTGAGTGATGGTTGTAAAACTTTTCCGCGTCGATCACTGGCGCGGGCAGACCCAGATCGTCCGCCATCGCTTCACATGTTTTCCTGTCGGAATGACATAGGCACTTCAGGGACGGAAGCGCCACCAGATCCCACACACCCGACCCGGTGTGCTGGACGAGCGCCAGCGATACCATGGTTACCTAGGGGGTAAGGACGCGAAGCTTGGTGACCAGCTTGTCGGACGGGAACATGGCAGCCTCGTCCTCGATCACCAGATGGCCATCGGATGTCACGATGAAGACAAGCACCATGCTGCCGTCGTGGTTGTCGCACAGCCCGATATGCTTGAACGGATGAACGATGGCAAAGTCGCCTCGGGCAAGAGTGAGGTCCGTCCACCGCATCCGCATGGCGAGCATGCTCAGGAGTTCCTTGCTGCTCTGGCTGGGGTCAGTCTGCGGCACGTTCGTTGGCGGCTGCCAAGCTCCCGTCGCTTGAAGCAACTGACCGGGCATCTGCGGCATGGCCTTCAATTCTTTCATCTCTTGGTCTAGCTTCTGGGAGATACCCAGTCTCTCCGCTTCGGTTTGTATCTTGTTCATGATCCTGATCGCCTTGAAAAACCCAAGCATGTGTCCGTTCCTACCTACTGGGTAACTCACGCCGCGACCTTGATGGCCTGACGAAGGATGTCCTTGTCCTCGTCGGCCAGCCAGTACCCGGTACGGTAGGACGAGTGGATGTCGATCTCATGCTCGGCCATCGCCTTGCGCAGCCGGTGGATCTGGACGCGAGCGTCGCCAGCAAAGCCGGCGCTCTCTATGTCGTCCACGGTCACCCGCTGGCGTTCGATGAGAAGGATGAGTATCTGCGCAAGCGACGGGGATACCCCGTACTTCCGCTGTAGCTGGTGAACTTCGTCGTCATTCGCCATGTGGGTGCCCCTCTAGGTTGGCGTAGCGTAACGCTTCAGCTTGTAATGCGCAAGTAACTTTATTGGAATTATTTCTACGTGCTACTACTTACCTTCTAGGTAACCCGGTTTGTATGCCTTCAGCCTGACAGCATAGACCGGGACCAGATCGCGCTTGTCCTTGTACCAATACCCGGTGCGCACAGCATTGCGCTCCCACGCCGCACCCTCTGGACTTCGGCAATACATGGGGAACGTCTTGCCGTTGCCCCGGTTTAGGTAGAAGTTCAGGGTTGTCCCCGGCCTGTACAGTCTCTCGCTCATCACTTCACATCCGCGTAGGTAAGGCCGATGCCGCCTTCTGCGGTCAGCGGAGCGTCCAAGCCCCACTGCGGGCGACGGTTCATTTCTCCCAAGACCAGACCGTAAACGTACTCGGCTTGGTCGGCGGGGCAGACGTAGACAAGTTCGTCGTGTGCCTGAAGAACAAGTCTAATGCGCCCAAGCCCGGCGGCTTCAAGCGTGCGGCGCACACGTATGGCGGCGTCCATGACGTGGATGCGCGCAAGGTACTGGATAATGTTCTCCAGAACCGCGCCTCCGTAGATCCTTTTCGTTTTGCCCGCGTGCTCATACTTCCACTGTTCCTCCTCGAACCTGAGGTTGTGATACCTGATGGGTAACCCGCTCGGCCCCATGATGTGCTCATGGCGTAGGCTCACGCACTTGATGTCCGACACGTGGTCAGGGCGCGTCATGAGTGGTAGCTGTGCGTTCAG